ACACTTTCTGCAACTGCTCGGGCGCGTTGCGAGCCATAAAGGCGATAGTGCGCTCCAGAGCCTTGGCCCGGGCAGCTGCAGCGTCAAAGGCGCCAGTGCTACCCAGCAGTTCCGCCTGCTGTTCTACCGCCCGCAGGTCACGCTGGGCGCGGGCGGCAACACGGGTTAGCTCGTCAGCATTGGCCGCGATTTTAACAAAAAGCTCCCCCAACTCAGGCACGTTGCCGCCCCCTTAGTCTGCGAAGTTCTTCTTCGTGTTCCTCATACTCTAAGTCAAAAAGCGCTAACCATTCGTCGTATTGGCTAGCGCTTATCTCGGCAAGAAACTGGTCAACATCGGCACGTCCGAACTCACGGGCCAGCATTAGCGCATTGCGCCGTGCTGGGTCCCGCTTCAGGCGTTTTTTGCGGCTTCACGACTCTGCGGATTCATCCCTGACAGACGGAACGCCGGGCCTGACATAGCAGATAGCACGCTGCCCGGCATGGCCCCCAACGCATCACGGTCAGCCTTGTCAAACAGCGGCTGCTTGGTCACCGGATCGAAAGCACAGTGAATGACCACCTCTGCCTCCAGGTGGGTGATCTCTTCCGCAGTCATCCGTTCGCCCTCTTCCTTCTTGGGCATGGCGGCGTACAGCTCGTTGCGCCGCTTGGCCGACAGACCGCGAATTAGGATTTGCTCGCCTTCGACCGCTATCAGTTCTTCTGGACATGATTTTGCCAGTAACCGCTCTCTAAGTGTGCTCATTAACTGCTACCCCCTATGTTGTGCGAAGCCCTATGATGCCTCGACTAAATTTGGCTCCCCATCAATAATGAACTCGACCGTTTCCCCAATCAGCCCTCTTGTTGCCGCCTGTATGCTGTCGCTGGTCAGCCGGCCAATACACTCCAGGCGGGGTTCTGTGTCCTCACTGACGTATAACAGCAGGTACAGCGGTCGGAACAGCTCCTCGATGAAGAACAGATCCACCGCAAAGCGCTCCAACCGTACTGTGCCGCCGTTGAGCAGGGCTTGGTAGGTTTTCCAATCATCGCCGAAAACCGTAGTCTCCTCGGTGTCTACGTTTAGGGCGATTTCCCACGACCGGCCTTGGCCGATTTGACTTATGGTCGGGAACGCCTTGCCTGACACAGTGACAACTGCACCTGATGCCTGCGCTTCGTGGAACCGAATGCGCCCGCCGGCATACGCCACAGAGTAGGTCGCCGGATTAGCCGTTTCGCCGTCGACTTCGACTGTCACCGGAGCCTCCGGATCCCAATAGGCTTTTAGTGCATTGCCGATCGTATAAACAATGCGATTCGCATCGGCAACCATTGCTTCATCGGTGAAGGCCACGCTCTCGCCGCTAGCCATGTAGATGCTTGCTTTTTTGCCCGCTAATGCCATATCCTCACCTCCAGAACGGAACGAGCCCTGGCAGAAGCCAGGGCTCGACGTTTATGTGGGCAGAGTGATTGGGCCAGAACCCTGCATGTCGAAACTGACCGTAATCACGCCTCCTACAGGCGCCGAGATGTTCATGGCAGTGAGGATGGCTTCGCCGCTGACCACCACGCCAGTGGTCAAAGTGCCTGTCACCGTAGCGGACGTTCCGGCTAGCAGAGCAGTACGCATAGCTTTCTGCGCTGCATCAGTTCCACTGAACCGGCCCTGGCAGGAACCCGTCCAACTGGCGAGAGTGGCCAAGAACGTTTTCCAGTCGCTTCCAAACGACGTCGTCTCTTCCGTATCAACGGAGACATCGAATGAGAACTCGCCCATCTCGGCAACCTGGCCGGATGCCCAGGCGATGTTCCCCTTTTTGCCCACGAGTGCCATTGCGTTGTACTCCCTGTCTGCGCTTGCGGCCCCGCATTCGCAGCAGGCCCCAATAGAAAACCCGGCAGGCGGTGGGGGCAGGCCGCTTTTCGGGCGCGACCCTAGCCGGGCAAGATTAAAGCCGCCTTTGTAGGCGGCTTACTTGGTTGATTCTTGCTCACCAAGAAACCACTTGGCACATCATTCTCGACTGCAAAAATGCCCTTGTATTGGTTTGTCTCCGAAGGTCAGCGCATCAATACCAGCAACAGACGTTCTAATCCAGTTTATTGCCTCACTCTCCTTGGTCTGTTTGCCGCACTGATCGCAAACAAGTGTTAAATATTGCATCGTTCTCTCGCGCCCCCTAGTTGGGCGGGCGCTTCCGTTACCTCAGGTGGCTCGAATTCGGCCTTCAAGAGTTCGAATATCTCCCGCCGTGTTTCTTCAGGCAAATCAATGCCGACAATACGGAACTCCACCTTGCCCACCTTGGCCCTGACGACGGTCTCATTGGTAACAAAAGCGTCAAACGAAAGCGTTGTAATTGAATTGCACTCCGCTGTGAGTTGAATCGCCCTTACGCCTGGCATCATCAATTCGTCGAGTGTAACCTTCGATTTGAACCCGACCTGCGTTAGATCAAGCTGGATGTTTGGCGTTTTAGCCTTAGCCCCTAAAGCTGTCATCCC